CCTGCTCCTCGAGGAGCTCGACATGATGGAGTACGGCATGGTCATGGACATGATGATCGAGTCCGGGAATGACACTGTCGACTATCCTAAGAAAGCGACGCAGGCACAATTCAGGGAATTCGTAGGAGGCTGACATGGCAAGCCGTACAAAGGGAATCACCATAGAGATCAACGGCGACGTCACGAAGCTGGACGATTCGCTGAAGGAAGTAAACAAGTCTCTGAGCGAGGCCGGCAGAGGCCTCAAGGATGTCGACAGGCTCCTGAAGCTGGACCCTTCGAACGTAGATCTACTGAAGCAGAAGCAGGAGTACCTGAACACCTCCATCGAAGGCACGAAGGAAAAGCTGCAGAGGGAGAAGGAAGTCCTGGAGCAGATGAAGAACACGGAAGGGTTCGACAAAAGCTCCGAGGCGGCAAAAGCTCTGGAACGGCAGATCATCGCCGACGAGGAGGCCCTGAAGAAATTCCAGGAAGATGTGAAGAAGCTCCCGACACCTTTCCAGGCATCCATGCAGGAGGCCGGAAAGAAGGTCGAGGAAGTCGGAAGCAAGATAGAGGCAGCGGGAGGCAAGATCAAAGGAGCGGGCGAAGCCCTGACCAAGGGGGTCACCGCTCCGATCGCGGCAGTGGGAGCCGCGTCCGTGGCGGCGTGGAAAGAAGTCGACGAAGCCATGGACACCATCACCACCAAGACCGGCGCGTCCGGCGAGGCTCTGGAGGACATGCAGCAGCGCGCCAAGGACATCGCCACGACCATCCCGACGGACTTCCAGACAGCTGCCGACGCCGTAGGCGAAGTAAATACCAGATTCGGACTCACGGGCGACGCTCTGCAGAGCCTGTCCGGCGATTTCGTAAAATTTGCGCAGCTCAACGACACCGACGTCTCGTCCTCCATTGACTCCGTACAGTCGGCTATGGCCGCATGGGGAATCGAGGCAGAAGACGCCTCCCTGGTGCTCGATACCATGAACAAGGCAGGGCAGGACACCGGCATCAGCGTCGACAAACTGAGCGACATGCTCAAGACCAACAAGACGGCGCTGGATGAGGCGGGCCTGAGCTTCTCTGACTCTGCCATGTTCCTCGCGAACATGGACAAAAACGGTGTCGACGCAGGAACAGCGATCACCGGTCTGAAGAAGGCGCTCCAGAACGCCACAAAAGAAGGCATCCCGGCGAATGAGGCCCTGCAGCAGCTGCAGGATAAAATGAGCGACGGCTCCAACAAGGCCGAAGCCTATGCCGCAGCCACAGAGCTGTTCGGCGCGAAGGCCGGGCCCGCGATCGCAGACGCCTGCATGGAAGGACGCCTGTCCTTCGACGAGCTGGGGACATCGATGCAGGACTTTGCCGGTAACGTCGGCTCGACCTTCGACGAGACCCTGGATCCATTGGACCAGATGCAGACCAACATGAACATGATGAAGGAGCTGGGCGCCGACATCGTCGAGACCGCCGCTCCCATGATCGTGCAGGCCATGACCGCCATCCGGGATGCTGTCACCACGTTGAAAGAAAAGTGGGAAGGGCTCAGCGAAGACCAGCAGCAGACGATCATCAAGATCGCCGGTATAGCTGCGGTAATCGGGCCGCTGCTGATAATTCTGGGAAACGTAATATCTACGGTCGGGACGATCACAAGAAAAGTTGGGGACATTATCACACTACTGGGGAATCCGCTCACACTTCCGATCCTGGGCATCGTCGCTGCTGTTGCAGCAGTCATTGCCATAGGCGTCCTGCTCTACAAGAACTGGGACAAGATCAAAGCCTTTGCGGCAGAGACTGTAAAGAGCATCAAAGAAAGCTGGGATAATTTCAAGAAGAATACTGCAGAGGCGTTCGAAAATGCGAAACAGGCCGCTGTAGAGAAAGTAAAGGGGCTGAAGGACGGCGCCGTTCAAAAAGCGCAGGAGCTCAGAGACGGCGTGGCACAGCGGATCCAGAACACGAAGGAAGCGGCGGTAAACAAGCTCCAGGAAATGAAGGATGGGGCGGTCCGGAAAGTGCAGGACCTAAAAGACGGGGCCGTACAGAAGATACAGGACTTAAAGGACGGCGCAGTACAGAAGTTCACGGACTTCAAAGACGGAGTTCTGGGCAAATTCGATGATATAAAGAACGGGATCAAAGACAGACTCGATACAGCAAAAAATACGGTAACGAACATTGTCGACAGCATCAAAGGGCTGTTTAACTTTGAATGGCACCTGCCGCACTTAAAGGTACCGCATTTTAGCTGGACGTGGACCAACATTGGAGGGATCATCAACATTCCAAATATCACCATAGACTGGTACAAAAAGGCAATGAATGTTCCGCGGATCCTGAAGAACGCAACCATTTTCGGAGCAGCAGGAGGACAACTCCTGGGCGGAGGCGAGGCCGGAGAGGAAGTTGTTTCCGGGAAGAACACGTTGCTAGACATGATCAAAAACGCCGTGAGATCTGTGATCACAGACGCCGTGGCGGCGATCGAGGCGGCTCTCGGAACAGGAATTCAGGCGGCGCTGCAGAAAATGATCACTGCGACAACAGCGGCGCAGACGACGATCCAGAACTACACCTATGGCGATATCAACATCACCGTATACGGGGCAGAGGGACAGGACGTCACGGAGCTGGCACAAATTATCAAAGAAGACATAAAACACGAAATGGACAGGGAGGAGGCAGTATTTGCATGAGTGCAGGAGGTTACTTCACTTACGCGGGACGCTCCTCCCGCGATTTTGGGATACTGGTAGATAAAGCCGTCGGGATCTGGGACTCCCCGGACAGGGACTGCAGCTCCGTGGAAATCCCGGGGAGAAACGGAGAGCTGACCATCGACAACGGGCGTTGGAAAAACGTCCCGGGACGGTATGAGTGCGGAATCGGGGTCAACTTTCAGACGCACTTCGAGGATTTTCGGGCTTTTTTTGCGAAGATACGTGGGTACAACAGACTGGAAGATTCCTGGCATTCGGAGGAGTTTCGGCTCGCGAGGCCGTCCGGGAACTTGTCTGCAGAGCTGTTTAAAAACGGCCTGACCGGAGAGTTTGCCGTAGAGTTTTCCGTAATGCCGCAGAGGTTTCTGAAATCCGGAGAGAATTCACGGTCCCTGTCTACAGGAACAAACACGATCTACAACCCGACGCAGTATGACGCCGCACCGGTGCTGACCGTAACCGGAAGCGGGACTATACAAATCGGCAGTGAATCCATGATAGTCAGCACACACTCCGGGCAGATGGTAATAGACCTGGAAACCGGAGACGCATATTCAGCGACGGGGCACGTCAATTACAACCAGTTCCTGACATATTCAGGCAATATCCCGTCGCTGGTTCCAGGCAACAACAACATAGTTATCCCATCCGGGATGACGGCGACTATAAAACCAAAGTGGTGGACGTTATGATTCCAGTGCTATATCCGGCGGGAGAGACCGCCTTTACTTCAAACGGACTCGGAAGACTCAGCGAGGCAATCGCCTGCATAGTGGAGGAAGAGAGAAACGGGAAGTATGAACTGCAGTTGAAATACCCGGTCAGCGGGGAGCATTTTCAGGAAATCAGGCATTCGTGTATTATCTTCGCCATGCCGTTTGACGCGGCTCCTGCGCAGCCGTTCAGGATCTATTACATCTCAAAGCCGATCGACGGAAAGATTACGGTACGGGCGGAGCATATATCCTATCAGCTCTCACACATCCCTGTCTCGCCGTTTACGGCTACGGCCTGCGCGGAGGCGCTGCAGGGTATGCAGACAAAGGCGGCAGAGGCATGCCCGTTTTCCTTTTGGACAGACAAGACGACGGCGGCGAACTTCCGTGTGCAGGTGCCGTCCTCGATCCGCTCTATGCTGGGCGGCACCAGGGGGTCGATCCTCGACACTTACGGCGGCGAGTATGAGTTCGACAGATACACAGTGAAACTCCACTCTTCGCGCGGAACGGACAGGGGCGTGACGCTCAGGTACGGGAAAAACATCACGGACATCCGGCAGGAGGAGAGCATAGAAAGCACGATTACAGGCGTCTACCCGTTTTGGAAGGGGACGGATGCATCCGGGGAAGATGTGATTGTGGAACTCGACGAGAAAGTCCTGCACAGCGCAAACGCCGCAAATTTCCCATACCAGCGGACGGTACCACTTGACTTGTCCTCGGACTTCGGAGAAACGGCGCCGACACAGGCGGAACTGAGAACCAGCGCACAGGCCTACATGCGAACAAACAATGTGGGGGTTCCTTCGGTATCGATCAAAGTATCGTTTATCCCACTCTGGCAGACAGAAGAGTACAAGGAAGCGGCTAACCTCGAAAGGGTGAGATTGTGCGACACGGTGACTGTGCAATTCCCGGCGCTGGACATCTCAGCGGCGGCGAAGGTTGTCCGGACGAAGTTCAATGTGTTGACGGAGCGGTATGAGGAAATAGAGCTCGGAGACGCAAAATCGAACCTTGGCGCGACACTGCGGGACAGCATAGACGCCGCAGGAAACGGCGCACTGCAGGCTTTGCGCGAATCCTCTTCCGCACTGAAAAAGGAGATCGCAAGAAACACCGCCAGAATCACGGGCGCGAACGGCGGCAGCATCCAGTTCCTGTTCGATGCAAACGGGAACCCTACCGCTCTGGTAGCGCTCAACACGGACAGTGTGGACACGGCAACAGAATGCCTGATCCTGAACTATGCGGGGCTGGGCGGGTCTCAGAACGGAATAGCAGGGCCGTTTATCTCTGCGATCACGTCCGACGGGCACATCAACGCGGATATGATCACGGTGGGACATTTGCTGGCAACGCTGATTCGAGGCGGCGTTCTGGCCCTGGGCGGGACGGAGTCCGCGAGCAGCTTCGGCAACGGCGTGCTGCATGTGTACGACGCAAACGACAACCTGATCGGAAAGTGGGACAGGGATGGACTGAAAGCGTCCGGAGACCTGGCACTTGTAAACGGCACAATCGAGGGATTCATCGGGCCTTGTAAGTATCCGGATTACTCACAGACAGAAGGTACAGTAAGGTGGCTATCTGCAAACGGCTTTCTTGTTCAGCGCAAAGAAAACGGGATTACGCGTTCTTCGCATTCAAACATTCTTGGGCAAAATAACGAGTGGGCTGTAGATTACGCGCAGGGACCAATCACGGATTATAAAATCATCGCAACCGGTGTTGGTT